ACTCCTTTTACAACTTTTACTAACATCTTTAAAATTAACATCGAACCTATAATCATCTTTTTTCTCCTTATCAATCATTATAGGTATATAGTACTATATTCTGAGCAAAAGTAAACAGTTTACCGCACATTGTTACACAATTGTAACAAACCCGTAACATAAATGTCACAAACTATATTACGTCGTCTAATGGAAAGATTTGGTATATAGCTTCTGCACAAGCTTTGGCAATATCAATGTGTTCTTTTTGAGTGCCGTTTTCTGATCGCAATTGGATGTAATGGATCCAAGAACGTAATGTACCATTTACATACATACGTGACATTGTTAATCCTTCGGGTAAAACTGCCCGTGCTTGTTCTTTAGCAATTCCTGCTTGAATTGCCCATTCATAAGCATGTTTACATCTTTCAATAATAACTTCTTGATAGGATTCCCATATATGATTTATAGAATCTTCCATAGGAATTTCAATTGAATTTTGTCGATTTTTAGTATCTTGTAATCGAGCTGGTCGAGTTGTAAAACTCAAGTCTTGAGTAGGATCGGCATATCGCTGACTAAATTCTTGAAAAGAAAAAGATCTATGCCTTAAGATTTGTCTAGCGATATCCCGAGTTGTTTCAATTTCCATACAAACATTGGCCATCTCTAAAGGTGACCAATGCTTATTTTTAATCAAATATTTAATTAACTTTTCGGCGGTTTCGTTATTGTGTTGATTACCTGGATTAGATACTCTGGCACAATATGCAACCAATTGAATAAGATCATCATTTAATTTTTCATCATCCACCGGTCTGCTATACGAGACCACACGAACATTAAACATTTTTTCATTAACCCTCTGATTTAACTAGAGTATATATTCCATATCCTAAACCGACCCATGCTAATAACTTAGCTAAGCCTCCGAATAAAATAACTGATCCACAGACAGCGATTAGAGCTGCTCCATCTAGTGATGTTCTTTCACCTAATCTATCCATAACCCAGTTTTTTGCGTTTAGTAACATATTCATATATTTTTCTCCTATACTTTAAAATCCGCAAACGTGTCTTTTCTTTCATTATCCCCCCACGTCGCGATTGGTTTATCGGGAATACTCATATCTGACATAATATCGGATTGAGCAGATTCTTCTACATCGTATAACTTCATCCTAGCACGATCAATACCAACAACAAAACGTTTGTATTTGGTAGGATCATTATAACGATTTTTAAGTTGCTTGACCATCACTTGATTTAGTTCATCTAATTCCTCAGTTGAAATTAGAGCAAACATTAAATCAGCAGTGGCTGGTAAGCCAAAGGATTCAGAAGTATCTTCAAGACCTACATCAGTATTACTATACCCTGACCTTGTTGTTTGCGTTGCAGACATAATCGGCAAGTTAAACTCAATAGCCAAACCACGTAATTCTTCAGCAATTGCTTTTACGTAAGTATAACTATTTATACTTCCACCCATACTTCTCATCCTCGATGATGCACATATATTCAAATAATCAATATATATCATATCGGGACTAAAGTTCTTTTTTAATTTAAGTTCATTCAATAATGCCCTAAAGTGACCTGCATGAGCAGCACCTGTAGGATATTCTTTTACAATTAATTTACCAATTGTTCCTTTTGCTATCTTTCCGATCTTTTCATTGAATACATTTTTTGGTAAATTAGACAATTGTTGGATTGGTAAATCCATTAGATTAGCATCAATACGTTCAGCAATTCTTTCTTCAGCCATTTCTAAAGTAATGTATAAAACATTCTTTCCCTGGGTGAGAACTGATGCTGCTTGGTGACACATAAACAATGATTTACCTACACCCGTACCAGCAAGAACTATATTAAGTGTTTTGTTTGGAATACCACCTTTTGTAATCTTGTTAAAGTAATCAAGATCCCATGGTATTCTTTCTTCCTTCTTATTATAAAATTCAAAACGGGCATCAGAATCATCGACATAATCATGGCCAATTGCTTGATCAAATGAAACACCTAAGGCGTTAGACAAAATTTCTGGTATAGCACCTTCTGTTTTTTCTTTATCTTTGCCGTCAATAATTTGTATGGATTCCATGATCGCATTATATACAGCTCGATCACGACACCATTTTTCTGTTTCGTTGATAAGATAATCGGTGTCAACGTCGGATCTTTCATTGATTTCGTTAATGAGTAAAGAAGCATGATTTAGTGAATCCTCTGGAGCTGACAACTTTTTAAGCTCGAGCTCGAGCACTTTACCAGTTGGTAATTTATTATGCTTTGCTACAAACCCGACAATTAGATCAAATACTAATTTATGTACACCTTCAAAATAACTTTTTTCAATATAAGGAATTACCCTACGGCAATACTCTTCGTTATTAAGTAGATGACTCAGTACGTGAGTCGGTAGTTGATTCTGAATTTCCAATTGTTCCCTCATGTATAATGTGTTTTAATAAGTCACCAAGATAATTGTTAAAGTCTTCATCTTTTCTTAAATCATCATGGTCATAATCACCTGGATCTACAATGTTATATGTAAATTGCAGTGTTGCGATATCTAGCTCTTGATCTTCCAAAATTTTGACAGTACCGTAGATTACCATCACACCAGTGTATGGCGAATCTTCAGTAAATTTTAGTGCATAAAAATCAGAGTCTGGATGTTCTTTAGTAATATAATGACTATCCATTTTCTCCTTCCACATCAATTTCTACATCAAGTAGTGGCTTGTGGCCGATCTGATAATATGACTTTATAAATTTTTTGAAGTCTGTTTCGTTAAAGATTGGATCCCAGAACTCTTTAGTAAGCGTATCTTTTTCTCTAACTTTTGGCTCAACGATTTCACCCGTGGCATGATCAACTCTTGCGTACCAACCAACATTTGGTTTAGTAACATAGCCACCAGCCAAGGCAACATCAAGCAAGCCAGAATAAGGTTCAATACCACCTTCCCAAGATACACCAATAGGTACTTTCGATTTTTCTTTAACAAATCTAGACTTTTCGACATTGATAACAAAGTTATATCCTTTAATTTCTGTTCCCTTTTTCACTTGTTGTCTACCAAGAATCCAGATGTTATCAGCTGAGTAATAGATACCAGTACCACCTGATACAATTGACTTAGGAAATAGACCAATTTCTTGATACGTATGGTTTACTGCAAGCAATGGAATATTTTTCATAGTTAAGTAAGGTGTAACCATTCTGAATAAACCTTTAAGTGCTTTTGCCCTAGACATATCAGCAACTGATTTTTCATTAAGTGCATCTTCTAATTCTTTCTTAGACGCAAGGTTACCAATAGAATCGATTACAATAACAACCTTATCACCTCTATCAATATTATCTAATTGACTTACAAGATCAAATTTTAGTTGTTCTACATCGACAATTGGTGTGTGTAGTACACGAGATGTATCAATTCCAAATGCTTCAAAATATGATTGTGGTGAACCAAATTCTGAATCATAGAATAATAGCACAGCATCTTCATGTTGTTTCATATATGCACTAGCCATAAGTAATGCAAATGAAGTTTTAAAATGCTTACTTGGACCTGCCAAAACAGTTAGGCCGGAAGTAAGACCACCATCAGGATCACCCGATAGTGCAACGTTTACCATAGGTACATCTGTTGGTACCATATCTTTTTCAGTAAAAAATTCTGATTTATTAAGTTCTTTTGTAAACTTAATTTTAGAATTCTTTTTTAGTTTATCCATTACTGACATTATCTTTTTCTCCTCGACTCTGGATAGCCGTTTAGTTTAAGCATTCTTTCTTTCTTTTTCCATCTAGCGATAGCTTCTGCTTTTTTTCTTTTTCGCTTAGCAGTAGGTTTTTCATAAAATTCTCTTTTACGAACTTCTTGAATAATACCTGCTGCTTCGACAGATTTTTTAAACTTTCTCATAGCCACTTCAAAAGGCATAGGACCTTGTGGCTTTCGATTGTTTTTCTTTCTCCATTTATTTTGTGGAGGTTTATTTAAATTAATACTTGGCATAGTTCTCCTTTAATAATATAGTTATATTATACCATAAAATCGGTGATTTGTAAACAGTTTTTTTCATAATCATACGTTTGATTTCTGTTATCAAATACTAAATATTTTGTGTCAATCATATCTAAATTACCATCTAAATATTTTTGAATCATTCGGGCGGGCCATTCAGCTGTAGTTACTGGTACGTTTTGACATATATGATTTAAATTACGCTTTGGTTCTAACAGCTGAAAATTAGAAGGTAATTTCATTATTGATAATGCTTCACGTACAGTTAAATACCTATCTTCATCAGGATGAGCAAGTGAAGTAGGCATATGTCCAACAAAAGCACCAATTTTATCTTTTGGTATTTCTGTTGTTTTTCTCATAATATTACCACCAGATTTGAGTTTATGGTATTGTCTATCACATTTCTTTGCAGTAGATTCAAATCCATTTTCTCTCATCCATTTAGCAACTTCTCTATAAGTTGTTCTTTCTTCAATATAGTCCATTGGATTTGTAGACTTTTCAATCTTTTGTTGAAACTCTTGATGTGTTATTCCACCTTCAAGAACTTCTAATACATATTTATAATACGGATTATCAGTAGGTTTATTTTCATTACAGAGAATTTGACTCATAGGATCGTCATCTCTTTTTTCTACATTTCGAATATCATTTGCGATATTGCCTGGTGCTTCTAAATGATAATCAAATAGTGGAACCTTATCATCTTTCCAAAAGAAATAAAAAGTACGATCTCTTACTTGTGATAAACCATGTAGAATTGATTTTGTTTTTATAATTGAAAATGTGTAACCATTTTTTTCACCAATCTTTCTTAATTTTTTTACAACTGGTTCACCCATCTTAGATGCTAATCTTGGAGCATTCTCACCCCAAAAAACTTTAGGTTGAATTTGTTCCAATACATATTCTGCAGATTTATACATCCAATCATTTGCTTCATTATTACTAGATGCTGATGGCGATAGTGAACTTAAACCTGCACATGGACAAACTGTATTTACAACATCAACTTGATGTGGATGTTGTGCACCTTCTGATAAATTTAAATATGGTACTTCATTATTATAGTAGTTAATTAAATGAGTTTCATTTGCTTGAAAGCCGTCAAACGTCAACATGTAATCTGGTCTTTTACCAAATACATTTTCCATAGCGATTGTTTCACCACCAATCAAAGGTACAATACTTGCGTAATTCATTAAAAGAACTCCTCTAAAGAATTCAATTCAGCCTTTTGACTAGACTCATATGCTTTCTTATGATATATTGTTACAACAAGTTTTTTCTGACCTTTCCATGGACCAGATGTTACATCTTTTTCTTTTACTTTTACAAATTCAGGCCATAAGTCAGCTAGATCTTGCTGTGCTTGGTTTGCAACTTCTAAAGTTCTCCATGTAGAACATCCACCTTCTGCATTTGTTTCTGAACAACCTACCATATATTTTGCAGATATTCTATTTTTAAATCCCCTAGTTAAAAGTTGTAAATTAACATCAAAGTCTTCACCAGCATGTAATCTACACCATTTCAAATCTCTTGGTATTTGTGGTCCATTATAAAATACATTAGTCATAATTCTTTGACATTCACGTATTGGCCATTGTCTGACATCGGGAATTACCCATACAGGTAAGAAACCACCATAACATATTCCTTCTTCAATCCATTCATTAACTAAACCAAATGCATCATCAAAATCTTGATCAGTAAATTTTCTACTTAACCATTTTGTACCTTCACCAGGATTTGGTTCTTTTACTACAAATTCTAAATCATCATCAAATACAAAATGAATTGTATCTTTGAATTCATTAAAAATCCATTCTCTTGTTGGAGCTATTCTATCAATGTGTGTAGGCAAACAAAGAACTTTATCACCATACCTTGACTTCATTTCTTCGAATTCATGAGCTTGTACTACAAACTTTGTAATATCTTGATACTTTTGTGGAAGAGCATTATATGTAAGTTGCTTATCCATTCGACCTAAAGTTGGTATAATAATATGTTCAATCATTTTTTCTCCTATGCAGCAATTGTTGCTACTAAATTATTAATTAAAAACATTAATCCTACACCATTCAATAGAATCAATGCCCTATCCTTCCAAATTACTGATACTATCAACCATAAGAAAATACCTACAATTGATAGATATAAATCATAAATTTCCATACCTTCAACACCTCTAATAGACATAGCCATTAAAACAAATGCTGATGCAATCCATTTACAATACCAGTCAACTGTAAACTTTGGTGTTGCTGATTTATAAATTCTTTTACTGTTTTCCAATTCTTCTTTTGTAAATTTACTCATTTCCATCCCAATTTAAATCTGTCATTTGAGCTTGTTTAGTCTTTTGATTTTTGCGATCGTATTTTGTTTTATCCTTATGTTGCTTTGTAGCACCATGTTTAGGTGTCTTTTTACGTGCAAAAATTCGATCCCATTCAGAATCGAATTGTTCCTTATTTTTAATTTCACGGTATTTACTTCCTTTACCACCGTGCCATTTACCAGTCATGAGTTTCACTAACCTCTTGTTTAACAAACATGATATTACCTTCTTTACCAGTTCGTAAGACAAAGTGATCACCTTCGTTTAATGGTATATTGTTAATATCAATCATTTCACCTGGCTCTGTATCTAACATCACCAAACCATTTTCATTTATTGCAAATTTGTAATCCACGTACATCATTCCTTTTTCCTCTTTTTTTGGTGCCCGCGGCCAGAATCGAACTGGCACGCTTTAAAAGCGAGAGATTTTAAGTCTCTTGTGTCTACCTATTCCACCACGCGGGCCTTAATTGGCGCACCCACCAGGAGTCGAACCTGGAACCTACAGCTTAGAAGGCTGTTGCTCTATCCAATTGAGCTATGGGCGCAAATTTAAATT